GGCCACAAAGAAGGACCAGGCGAAGATCATCTGGAACGAAGCCGTCCGGATGGTGAAGAAATCGCCGGCCCTGAAGAAGCGTATCAAGCCGCTGGTATCAGAGATGCGTGCGGGATTCAACGAGAGCACCTTCAAGCCTCTCGGGGCTGACTCCGATACGCTGGACGGCCTGAACGTCCACGGGGCTCTTATGGATGAGATCCACGCCTGGAAGACCAAGGATCTCTACGATGTCATCGTAGATGGTGAAGCTTCAAGAGAGCAGCCGCTGACGCTTATAACAACGACGGCAGGAACGGTCCGCGAGAGTATTTTCGACATACTCTACAACATGGCCGAAAATCTTATAAACGGATTCGGAGATCCTGAGGGATATCGTGATGACACGTTCCTGCCGGTGATCTACGAACTCGACAGCCGGTCTGAGTGGGTGGATGAGAGCTGCTGGATAAAAGCGAATCCAGGTCTCGGAGTCATAAAGAACGTCCAGACGCTGAGGGAGAAAGTCGAGAAGGCGAAGAACAACGACCTGCTCGTGAAGAATCTGCTCTGCAAGGACTTCTGCATCAGGGAAACGTCTACAGAGTCGTGGCTCACTTTCGAGGAGCTGAACAATGAGACGAAGTTCGATGTCACAAAGCTGAAGCCGCGCTACGGTATCGGTGGCGTCGACCTGTCGGCGACTACGGACCTCACGGCAGCGAAGCTGATATTCCGGATCCCAGACGACCCGAATATATACGTGCTGAGCAAGTACTGGATTCCGGAAGACCTGATCGAGAAGAGAGCCAAAGAAGACCACATACCGTATGACGTGTGGGTAGAGAAGGGCTATATTGACGCCATACCGGGAAAGAAAATACATCCGAAGTACATCACTGAATGGTTCCTAAAGATCCGGGACGAGCTTGATATCTACCCGTATTACATCGGTTACGACTCATGGGCCGCTGAGTACTGGGTTGAGGAAATGGCGAACAACTTCGGCAAAGAGTGCATGGTTCCTGTCATCCAGGGCAAGAAAACTTTATCTGTTCCGATGCATGAGCTGAAGGCCGAGTTCCAGGACAGAAGGATCATATACAACAACAATCCCGTGGATAAGTGGTGCTTTTCAAATACGGCCGTGGATATCGACCGAAATGGAAACATCCAGCCGCATAAAGGAAAGAGCAGACTGAAGAGGATAGATGGTACAGCTGCTCTTCTAGACTGCTATACCGTATATCACAACAAGGAGACGGAATATCTGAGCGTGATTTAAGGAGATCGAATGGGTTTATTTGAAAGAATCAAAAAGGTGTTCCAGAAGGACACAGAGGCCGGAGAGATCTACAAGATGATCACGGTCGCGAATGACAGCTATTTTGCGTATGATGGCAAGGTCTATAAGTCGGATGTTGTCAGAGCGTGCATCCGGCCGTACGTTAAAGCGATGGGCAAGACAGTGGCCAAGCACATCTACGAGACTGTGAATGAGGATGGCGAAAAAAACATTCAGGTGAATCCGATCCTGAGCATGAAGATCATGCTATCGGATCCGAATCCATATATGACGTTCCAGATGCTCACTGAGAAGACCGCATGGCAGCTCAAGCTGAACGGGAACGCCTTTATTCTTATCGTCAGAGACGAGAATGGCATACCGCGTCAGCTGTATCCTCTGCCGGCGACAGGAGCTTCGACAGAATGGTTGAACGATGGGGAGCTGGGTATCCGGTTCTACTTCTCCAATGGCAAGGTGTACAGATTCTACTACCGGGATCTCATTCATCTGAGAGGCGACTTCTTCAGGAACGACATCCTCGGAGATAACATGGCGGACAGCCTGACGCCTCTCATGGAATCTGTGGCCACGATCGACAAGGGCATCATCGAGGCGATAAAGAGCTCGGCTATCATAAGATGGATCCTGAAGATCAACGGCGGACTCAGGCCAGAAGACGTGAAAGACTACGCGAAAAACTTCGCGGATGACTATCTGGATATCGAGAAAGGCACCGGGATCGGTGTGGCCGCGACAGACAGCAAGGCGGAGCTGAAGCAGGTCGAGCCTAAGAACTACGTGCCGAACGCGGCTCAGCAGGACAGGCAGAAGCAGAGGATCTACGAGTTCTTCAACACGAATGAAGAGATCGTGATGAGCAAGGAGAGCGGCGACACCTGGAACAGCTACTATGAGCACGTGGTAGAGCCTGACGTGAGACAGATGTCCGAAGAGTACACCCGGAAGATCTTCTCACAGAGACAGCGAGCCTTCGGAAATTACATCATCTTTGAAGCGTACAACCTGCAGCTCGCGTCACTCAAGGATAAGCTCGAGCTGAGAGAGATGGTCGACCGAGGAGCCCTGCTCGTCAACGAATGGCGCTATGCGATGGGATTCGGTCCTGTCGAAGGCGGTGACGTTCCGATCAGGCGTCTCGATACAGCTGTCGTGAATCAGATACGGAACCTCGCGAACAGGATAACAGGGAAAGAGCCCGAGACGGACCGGGCTATCATAGAAACTATAAACAAGCTTATTGAAGGGAGGCCAACAGATGGCAATAAACAGCTCGCAGCCGGTGAACAGCGGACAGGAGAACCTGAGCAGCATACTGACACCGAGGAACATAACGGATGACTCTGAGGATCTGTATATCTACGGGGACATCGTCAGTGACTGGTGGGGAGCCTGGTCGAAAGAAGATCAGTATCCGTTCAATGTGAAGGACTTCATCGAGCAGGCCGGCGGGAAGCGGATCAACGTACATATCAATTCCGGAGGCGGTGCCGTCTTCGGAGGTATGGCCATATATAACCTGCTGCGTAATTACGAGGGCGAGGTCGTGACGTATGTCGATGGAGAAGCTGCGTCGATCGCGTCGGTCATAGCTCTCGCAGGAGACAGGGTGATTATGCGGACCGGATCCGCGATGATGATTCATAAGCCGGCATACGTGCTTTTGGGCGGATATAACGCCGATGATCTTCGTGAGATGGCGAATGATCTGGACGAGATCCAGAAAGCCATCATGCAGGTATACCGGGAGAACAAGGCGCCTGAGGCCGACATAGACGAGATAGAGAACATGGTCAATGAGGAGACCTGGTTGACATCCGACGAAGCGGAGAGGTTATTCGCGAACGTTGAGATTGAGAATGCCCAGGCTGTGGCCATGGCTCACAGTGATTTTATAGCTCATTACGCCCGCGAGATTCCGCCGCAGTTCGCACAGGATAAACCGGACGAAGAGGATAAAGAAAAAGCACGCGCAAAGCGTGCGAGAGAGATCGATATCATCGAAATGGAGGAAAGAAAATGAATTTCGAACAGTACATCAACAAGAGAAACGAACTGCTTGATCATCTGAGAGAGATCAACGAAGCTGAAGAGTTCGATCAGACCGCTTATGATGAGACTAAGGGCCAGATCGCAGCACTGGATGCGGAATGGCAGACGAGATGCCAGAACGCAGCCGACATTCAGGCACTTGAGGGAAATCAGCCGGACGTAAGCGGTATGGTAGACCTTAACAGAAACGCGGGCGAGCATGCTCCAGCAGCTGAGCCGGAAGACATCCTTGACAGCGTGGAGTATAGGACGGCATTTATGAACTATGTCGTCAGAGGAACGGCTATTCCTGACAGATTCAGGAACGGCGACGAGACAACGACAACTACCTACACGGGAGCCGTCATTCCTAAGACTCTCATGAAAGAACTCATCAGAGAGATGAAGTCCAGAGGAAATATCTGGAACAAGATCAGAAGACTCAACGTCCAGGGCGGTGTGGAGTTCCCAATCATCGATCTCGTTCCGGAAGCTCACTGGATCGGCGAGACAACAGACTCAGACGAGCAGCAGGTCAAGGCTCAGGACACTGTATCATTCAGTTACTTCGGCCTTGAGTGCAAGATCGCTCAGAGTCTGCTTTCAAGTGTAGTATCACTCAAAGAGTTCGAGGACCTCTTCCCGGCACTTGCAGCTGAGGCTATGATCGCCAAGCTCGAAGTCGGCGTCTTCGCCGGCACTGGTTCCGGACAGATGAAGGGCATCCTGAACGAGACAAGGATCCCGGTAGGCAACACCATCCTGATGTCAGAGACCGAGGTCAAGTCATGGGCTTCATGGAAGAAGAAGGTCTTCGCAAAGATGAAGAAGGCATACCGCAAAGGCGACTTCTTCATGGCCCAGTCCACATTCGATGCATACATCGACGGAATGGTAGACACTACAGGTCAGCCGATCGGGCGTGTCAACTACGGAATCGATGGAGGCGAAACCTACAGATTCGGCGGAAAGAGCGTCGAGACTGTAGAGGATGACGTGATCAAGTCATTCGATGCTGCGAGTGAGGGAGAAGTCTTCGCGGTATTCGGCGACCTGTCCTGCTATGCGGTCAACACCAACATGGAGATGCGTATAGTCAAATGGACTGACAACGACAACAACAAGGAGAAGACAAAGGCCATCATGATCGCAGATGGTAAAGTCTTAGATCCTTATGGCTTCCTGATCGTCAAGAAGGGTGAGGAAGACAGCGAGAGCTAAGGAAAGGATGAGCTATGGCAGTAAGTGAGAATCTGAAACAGAATTTTTACGACTATGCCAAGGTTGAAGAGGAAGACAACGGACAGGCCGCCTCAATACTCGAGGCGGCCATCCAGAAGGCCGAGATCGAGACCGGAAAGGTATTCGATGAGGAGAAGCCTCTTTATGTACATGTCGTGAAGATGATAGCGCAGGACTGGTACGATCATCGTGGCAGCATAACCACGGAGAACATTCACGAGCTGCCTCTGACGATAGGCGCTCAGGTCATTCTCAACCAGATCGCGATATCGTCGGAATTCAAAAGAAAGGAAATCACGGTAGAGTCATGAGAGTAGTAGCAGTTGTGGACTTCGGCGGCCAGTACGCCATGAGAAAAGGCACAGAGGCGGACCTTCCGGATGATCCGGTAACGAGATGCCTCATCGCGGACGGCTTCATACAGGAAGCCGGGAAGGAAGCTCCAAAGCCGAAAAAAGAAAAGCCGGCAAAGGAAGAGCCCAAGCAGGACCTTCACCAGCTGAAGGTGGCGGAGCTCATCGAGATGTGCAAAGAGAAAGGCGTAGCCGTAAAAGGCAAAGCCAAGAAGGAAGACCTTATAAAAGCCCTTGAGGCGTAAGATAAGGAGCGGTCATGCATAACACGGGAAAGTTCAACAAAAGAATAACATTCCAGAAGATAGTCCAGAAGGCGGATGTATTAGGTGATCATCCGGTTCCTCAGGACGTGACGACAAGATGGGCGTCTGTTCGTGCTGTCAGAGGCAACGAATACTACGAAGCTCAGAAGCTTCGCCCGGAGAAGTCGTATGTTATAAACTGCAGGTACTTCCTCGTGGGTGGCAAAGAGGTATCCTCAGAGATGCAGATCCTGTACAGAGACAAAGTACTCGAGATCGTGGATGCGATCAACATCGATGAAGAGGACCAGGAATACGAGATCCATGCCACGGAGCGCGGGGAGAAGAAGGTGAGGGACTATGTCGAGTAGCGTCAGCGTAGAAATTACCGGCCTTGATGAACTCGCTCGCGACATCCAGCATGCGGCGAACCTCGCGCCGAAGGAGTTCCAGAAAGGCATGAAGAAGATCACCAAGAAGTTTATGGATGATCTTAAGGATGAGGCGGCAAATACATACCAGACTACAGAGAACATCACAACGGGCTTCAAGATGAGTCCTGTGAACGTAGCCAAAGACCAGCTGTACTCTTATTTTATGCCTGAAGCCAAGGGGAACAAGGGCCATGCGTGGCATCTGCAGGAGAATGGATATGAACTCGTGAAGCCGACATGGAAAAGCCGTGCTAAGGTTATACGCTACAGCAACGGCGGCCGGTCCATACGATTCATGCCCGGACACCATCTCGTAGAAAAGGTGCTGCCTTCGTTTGAGGAGTATATGGACCTCGAAGTGATGGCACTCGTTGACAGGATACTGGAGGAGAATGATCTGTGAGTCAGGAGATTATTACGGGACGCGCTATCAAGGAGGCGCTTATATCACTTCTGAAGTCAAAGTACGGATCCGGATACAAATACTATTCCAGGCAGGTGGTAGAAGGAATGCTGCTCCCTGCCTTCTTTGTTGATGTCCGGCTGGTACTGAAGAAGGATGAGACTATCAACATAGTGCAGAAGGAATACTCCTGCAGGATCATATACTTCCAGGTGGATCCAGCAGCCGAGGATGCCGATGCTGATCAGTACGCAAAGGAGGAGGAGATCTCTAAGCTGCTGGTATGCAGCTGTCTCTTATACAC